TAATGTGAGCTTGTCCATTGATTAATTTCTAATCAAACTTACGATGAAAATCTAATCACGTTGCCAAAAAGTTTTCAACAATAAAAAAGCCACCTGTTAAAGTGGCTCTAAATCGTTTAAGTAGATCTCTCTGGATACGTAGTTGTCTAACTTGACTACTGTGCAAAGTGTGACGTCTTTTCCCTGCAGGAACTTATCAATTTGGTATTGGTGGAATCTTCCTGTGTTTGACTTTATCTCTTGCACAATTTGGTTTCGTGTTTTGGTACGAAGCAACATCTCTAATTGCTTTCGCAATCCCCCCTCGTCAATGTACATCAGAAGGGCAAATCGGAGTCGTCCATTGCATCACTTACTGGTCTGCGCTCCATTGTTTCAGGTGCTACGTATGGCTCACTGAATGCTGCAGAGAAGAATGATCCTGCTTTACCTTGTTTTACCCATAACGCAATCTCCATTTCTTTACCATTTACGTTAACCTTTCCTTTGTAGTCTGGATGGTTCTCAGCTTTCTTGTTCGTGTTTTTGAAGATTGCTCCTGTGTTTACTTTGTTTTCCATTTTATGTTTGTTTAATTGTTTACTTAATTCGTATTTTGCTACTTGTGGTTTGACTACTGTTTCAATGATGTATTCTGCTTTTCGGTTGAACTCATCAACGTCTATCTTCATTATTCTTGTTGTTTAGTTATCATTTCTATTTAAGATATGTGGTAAAAATTGGGACTTATCCTTTAAAGGTTTCATCATTATCTACCCACTCATCCACTATTTCAAGATTCCCACTGAAAGAATATCCAGTAGCTTTTAAAAGTCCTTCAATCATTTGTAAAGCTTCATCTAGAGTTACATCGTTATGAGGTACTTCGTGGGTGATTTTGTGTTCGTATTGTTCTATTGTTATTTTCATTATTTTAAAAATTTTCTATTCGTTTTTTTGTAATGTTAATAGCGTTTTCATCTAAATCTATACCTATAAAGTTTCTATTTAATTGCATCGAAGCGATAGCACTTTGACCAGTACCGACAAAACAATCAAGTATTGTATCTCCTTCATTTGAACTTAACGTTATGCAAGTTTGAGGTATTTCTAATGGAAATCCACTATGTCCAAATTTAGATTTTGTTTCTTTTCTTCCAAATTCTATTTGTGATTTTGAACCACTATTAAAAGGAATTTCCCAAACATTACCTACGTTCTTTGTTTTAAATATATGTGGATTCAATTCGTACGCTTTTACTTTATCTAACTCAACTCCATTTGAACTATGTCGAAACATAAAAACATATTCACATTGATTAGTTAATTGTCTATTTGTGTTAGCTGGTTGTTGATTGTATCTATACCAAATGATTGTTTCGTGTAACTTATACATTAATTCTTCAGTTGCTATTTGCATCAATTCAAATGCCCTTATAGTTATTTCGCTATCGTTTATAACATTTAAATAAAACGTTCCATTTGGTTTTAGGATTCTTTTTATTTCCTTCATCCATTCTTTGCTCCATCTTAAATATTGTGAATAACTATTAAAATATGCTTCATATCCAAATCCTTTCCAATAGGGAGGACTTGTTATTACTACATCTATACTTGAGTCTGGAATTTTTTTTAATTCTTCTATTACTTCTCCTTTTCTAATATCTATCATCCGTGTTTATTTAGGCATTGTTCGTTTTAATTTGTCTTGATACAATCCATCTTGTTCCGATTGCTTTACCATCTTAGTTAATAAGCCACCTCTGTATTCGTCTTTGAGTCGCTCCAAGTAAAGCACAAAGTCCATTGCCTCTTCCTGTGCGTGTGTAAGCCATTCTAACGTGCTTAGGTCGGTTCTTTCTAGCGTTGTGTTATACTTTGTTATTCCGACTTGCGAACGTTCGTTAAAACGTGCCAAAACACGTAATACTATTTTATCTTCTATTTGTTTTTCCATTAGTTCATATTTTATTATATGATTAGCCATATCTTCACAATGATATTCAAGCCAACTCATAAGAAATTAATTAAGGTGTTGTAATACTCTCTGCAAAGCTCTACCTGTTCTTTGATTCGTTCAATGACTGCTTCGTCTTTCTGTACATAGAATACTTTAACTCTGCGATTCTTAGGAATGTGTGAAAAAATATGTTTCTTCTGTATTTCGTCTCTTAGGTCTAAGCTTTCTTCCATTAGGTTTAACTTCCAATGTGTACGTCTGATTTCATCCTCCACCATTAGTTCAGGAGTATCTACTAAGCAGTAACAAAGCATTGACTGTTGTTTACCTGTTAGCCACATATACCCTTGAAGTTGATAGTAATAGTCCTTTGTAGGTATTTCAGTTTCAAAGAATGGGAATGTAGAACCATCCCAAGAGCTTTTTACGTCTAACAGAACTTGCTCCGTGTTTACATCGGGTGTTCCTGTAATCCAATCGTTCTCGTAATGCTCCTCGTTCTTGTAAATAAATCCTACATCCAGAACTTCATTAACTAGGTTGATTGATTCGTTTTCTACTTCGTTACCTTTGTCTGTGTAACGTGAGCTAAACTCTTTTCTGATTCCGTATTTATCCTGCAAGACCATCTCGTGAATGTATGTCTTTGCAGTCTGTGAAAGCACCTCCGACTTATTTCGGGGTGCTGACATAATTTTTCCTATAGCAGAACATCTAACTTTCATAGTGCGTTCAATATATCGATTTGACCATCTGTTAACGCAAACTTGCTTTCTAAAGACTCTCGTGTTATCTTTCCTTCGGTTACTGCTTTGACTGCATCTTGGAATCTCTTAGCGTCTAGCGTTTGTTTCTTTGGTTCGTTTTTTACTTGCTCTCCTCCTGCATCAGTGTCTTTGTCGGTAACTAATCCTAGCATCGAACTAATCGCATAGCGACGAATGTAAGTGATTGCTGATCCCAGAACTTGAAAGTCATTCATTCCTTTGAGTTGTACATTCTGAGGAATAGTAGTTGAGCTTTGTATCTGTTCTCCGCTTTCTACGTGGAAAAGAATCGTCAATACATCTCCTTCGTTAATTAACTGAGTGAATCCTAATCCGTGTTTTTTTAGCAATGGATTGATAACACTGAAAATTTTCGGTAAGTCCGAATAAGAATATCCATAGCCTTGCGTTGCTTTGTGGATTACTGGAACTTCTTGTTGGAACGCAGCCAACGACTTAAATAAATGTTTCATAATAAATTGGTTTTTGTTTAGACAAATATATAAATAATATTCTAATTGTGTACTTTTTTGTTAAATTATTTTAAAAATTTAGTTTCCAAATGAAGTTAAATGTTTTTAAGTCGCTTAATTTTAGTTTTGTCATTAGGTCTTTTCGTTCTTTTCTGCGATATAATTTCTTATAACAATCATTAAAAGATTCTACATATTTTAACTCAACATTTTCTCTGCAGTAATTTAATAGTTCTTCTTTCCGTACAATCCAAAAACAAGTTTCAAATTGGAAAGCAATCCATTCAGCTTTTGATTGATCACTGCAACTTCCGCCTTTTCCATTAACATTTTTAAATTCAACTACAACAAATCCTTCTTTATGTGATTGTTTCAATCCTTTAACATCAACTCCTTTATCATATATCCAGTAATCAACGTGATTAAATATATCATCTTGTTCGCTACTCTTTTTGCACTGTATGTTATTCAAGTTACAGGCTATAAGAAATTTACTTTCTCCTTCGCTTCCAACTAAAATGCTTTTTTGAATATGCAATTCACTTGATAATTCTTTGGCTTTATTTGATATCATTGTAACTGTCTTACTTTGGTTTTGTACGTACAAATTAATTCTTTCAGTTCTTCAACTGTCCAGCGTTTCTCAATGTGTGCTTTGCCTTGTAGTTTAATTAATCTTTCTGCTCCTATTCGTTTTTCTATACCTATTTGATAGTTTAGTAAGTTACCTGATAAGTAAGTGTTACAGGCTTCACATTGTAGATGAACATTGTCCTCGTCAAAGCGAACGTTGCTGTGTCCTCCCTGTGAGTAATAGTGGCCTGCGTTCTTTTTCTTAGGAGGTAGGTTACAGGATATGCACCATAGTCCGTTATCTCGTAATCTGATAAACTGATTGAAGATTGTCTGTGCTTCCTTTAACCAATCTTGTGTAGTTTTTAGGTCTGTTTTCATTCGTGTTTTT